TAACACTAAGTCAACTTAAAAAGCGATTTAGTGGCGTCAATGTATCAAGCAGTTTAAGTAAAAAGATGAGTGCAGATATGCACGACACAGTAATGGACTTTGATGGTGTATTTGTTAAACATCGTGCCAGACAAGCAGGTCTATCTAAGTTTAGATATGGCGGAACACTTGTTGCTGAGTCAAGAGATTTTTGTATTCGTAATCAAGGTAAAACATTTACAGAAGCAGAAGCTAATAGTCTATGGTCAAGTGAGAGTTGGTCAGGTAAACGCAGTGGTGATCCATTCGTTGTGAGAGGCGGACATCGTTGCAGACACTTCTGGATACCAGTGGAGGACTAAGATGGCTCATGAAATAACACCTAAAACAAGACCTAATTTATACGCAACAACAACTGAGGAGAAAACTATGCCATATCATACAGGTAAAGCAAAGACTAAAAAGAAGAAAACTACTAAGAAGAAAAAGAAAACAACAATGAGTAAAAAAAAGAGCTACTAGGTAGCTCTTTTTAGTTGCATTCACATGCGACTCATCGATGACATAGCTTGGCTAGATATCAACTGGTCAGATGACCCATGTGATGATTGTTCGCATTGGTTTGCTTAGTTATAAACACCATGCCAGTTATTGATTATCTGCATAGTTGCTGGCGAAGTTAGAACGTCTACCATACAGATTGACAATTCAAGCATCTGTTCATCACACCAATTCACGATATTTACAAGAGTTTCTTCTGTTACTGTTTCATAAGTCATTGTGTATCTCCTTTGTTTAACACATCTTTTGTATAACTGTGATTCGTTAGGAAGTCAATACTTTGTCCCAATTTATCTTCCAAACAAAAAGCATAAATACATTCATACACTACTCACAAGAGTAGGTTTCACTCAATGGAGGCAAAATGACTGAAGAAAATCAGGTAGAAAATGTAGTAACGGAGACTACAGAACCAACGAATTCTCTGGATAGTAATGAAAATAAAGGCTTTTCACAAGACGAAGTTAATCGTATTGTAGCAGATAGAGTTGCAAGAGAACGTAAGAAGTTCGATGGCATCGATGTTGAACAATACAAGAATTGGCAAACTCAAGAGGAAAACCAAAAAGTAGAGCAACAAAAACAACGTGGTGAGTTCGAGAAAGTTTTAAAAGACCAAGCTGAAAAGTTTAGTTCAAAAATTTCTGAATTAGAAGGCACGTTAAAACGTGAAAAAGTAGATGGAGCATTGTTAAACAACGCGGCATCACTTAAAGCGATTGCTCCAAGTCAAGTCGCAGACTTGCTAAAGAATCGAGTTCGTTTGAACGAACAAGGAGAAGCAGAAGTTCTTGATGAAAGTGGAACACCAGCTTACTCAGATAACGGTTCACAGATGCAAGTAAAAGATTTGGTTAGAGATTTTCTTACTAAGAACCCGCACTTTGCGGCTCCAAGTGCACCAGGCACAGGGTCACAATCAAAAGTCGGAGGCGATGTTGCACCAGAATTGGATGTAACAAAATTAGATATGAGCAGTCCTGCTGATAGAGCCAAATATAAAGAATGGCGAAAAAAGCAAGGAATGTAATTTTAATAACGCCAACAGTATAGGAGAATTACAATGGCTAATGAATCAACAACAACAACCCTGAACGACCTTCTGCCACAAATCGTAGCAGAAGCAATGTTCCAAGCAAACGAAAAATCAATTATGCGTGGGCTTGTAAAAAACTTTAATATGCCACTAAACAGTGGTAAATCAATCGTAGTTCCTACATATCCAAAAATCACAGCGGCAGCCGTTGCTGAAGGAACTGACTTAGCAAACACAGAAGTAGCTACAGGTGGTGCAACACTAACTGTATCAGAAGTAGGTGTAATGACTACTGTTACTGACCTTGCTCTAAGAACATCAGCATCAAACGTTATTGCAGATGTAGGACGTTTATTCGGTGAAGCAATCGCTACACGTATGGATAAAGACCTTACTGCACTATTCGGCTCGTTCTCAGTAGGCGTAGGTGGAGCAACAACTACAATCACAGTGAACAAAGTATTTGAAGCAGTTGCAAAACTACGTCAAAACGGTGTTCCAGCAACAGACCTAGCATGTGTTCTACACCCAATGGTAGCTTTTGATTTAAAAGCGGCTATCGGCACAAACGCATTTGCAGGTGGTGACTTACAAACAGAAGCACTACGTTCTGGTTATGTAGGCACTCTAGCTGGTGTTCCAATCTTTGAATCATCAAACATGACAGACTCATCTGACAATGATCCTGGATCAACTGGTGACTACAAAGGTGGACTATTCCACAAAGATGCACTAGGCTTAGCAATGATGCAAGATATCCAAATCGAGCAACAACGTGATGCTTCATTACGTGCAACTGAGTTAGTAGCAACAGCAGTTTACGGTAAAGGTGAAATCTTTGATTCTTATGGAATCGAGATGGAATTTGACTCAACAATTCAATAATCTGAATTGATTAACTGATTGAGAGGGGAGCAATCCCCTCTCTTAAACGCTACTAGGAGAACGCACAATGGCAATGTCAACTGACGCTGATTTGATTAAATATCAGCCAGATATCTTAACATTCGGTATCGATGAATTTACTGACGAACATGCAAAAGCACGTGATGATATATTACGTAAATTGCGTGATGAGTGGTGGGTTCGTTCACGTAATGTTACTAACTTTGATATATCTCGTTCACTCCCTAGTTTAGAAATGATTGATGCTCGTTTAACTGAATCACAATTTACTCGTTGTGCTGTGTATCGTGTTCTAAGTGAATACGCTCTACCCATGCTTACAAAGTGGAATAATGAAGGCAGTGAAGACAGGTTTCAAGTAATGATGATGCACTATCGTAAAAAGTTTGATGAAGAATTTAACTCTATTTTGAGAGACGGAGTTGATTACGATTTTGACAATGATGGTGTAGTCGAAGATACTGAAAAGCAACCTTTTCATACTAGACGGATCATTCGTTAATGGCAAAGATTACTATCAATGCTAGTAAATTTAAACGAGACATGGAGCGATTTGCGGATAACCTACAACGGTCTATTCCAATTGCTCTAAATAGAAGTGGAGAGAAAACACGTGAAGCTATTTTAAATAGAACAGCACGTGGAGTGGGGTTGAGAGGAGCATTTAAACAATATTCTCCCGGTTATCGGGAGTTTAGAAATAGTCAAGGTAGAGGCACTAAACCAGACCTTAACTTTTCAGGCAGAATGCTATCAAACCTAGATGTTGAACGTAAAGGTCGCAACAGACTTGTTGTGGGCTTTAAGAGAAGGGAAGAAAAATTGAAAGCTGAACATAACAATAAAACAAGACCTTTTATTGGTGTGACCAGCACAGAAGAAAAATCAATTATTCAGACTTTCGCTAGACAGTTAGAAAAGGACTTAAGATGAGCATAAGCAAAACTAGTTATAGAGAAAACATTGCAAAGAACATCGTTTCAGAGTTAAGGGAACTTAAATCTGTTAGATTTGTTACACGTGAAGTTTTCGATCCATCAGAGTTAAGTGATGCTCAAGTTCCAGCAGTCTTAGTGTTAAGTGGTAATGAAAGAAAATCTGACATTAGCAGAGCATCAAGACAAGGAACAGTAGAGTTCATTCTAACAGGGTTTGTTAAAGGAAAGTTTTTAGATACTGCCCGAAACAAACTGTTAGATGACATTGAAACGAAATTGTATGAAGATACAAAAAGAAATGGATTTGCATCCGACACTGTGATAACAGAAGTTAATACAGACGAAGGTGTAAGTTTTCCATTAGGTGCGGTTCAAATAATCGTGCAAGTAGAATATATTCACCCCAAAGGTGATTTAGACAAATAACAGTAATAGGAGCAAACAATGGCAGTTCTAAAAGGTAAAGACGGTTCAATATCAGCAGGTTTGAACAATCTTGCAAACATCACTTCTTTCACTATCAATGAAGAAGCAGATACACTAGAAACTACAGCGATGGGTAACGCAGGTTACAAAACGTTTGTAGGTTCACTAAAATCATGGAGCGGAACAGTTGAAGCAGTATTTGACGATACTGATACAGCTATTCAAGTCGGAGGAGCAATCACACTAACAGTTTTAGTTGATGATGGTTCATCTGCACAAGTTCAATACTCAGGTGATTGTATCGTAACTTCAAGGTCAGTAGAAGTTGGTGTAGCAGATTTAGTCGGTGTTACTTTCGAAGTAACAGGAACAGGTGCTTTGACTGAAACTATATCATAATAATATAATTTCACAAGAGGTATAAAATGACTACAAGCGTAATCAATAATGCGAAAACGCATTTTAAAACTAGACTTACAGATAAACTTGAATGGGTAGAATGCCCAGAATGGGATTGTAAAATCTACTTTAAGTCTAGTGCAACACTTAAGCAAACCGAAGAGGTTGTTGCTTTGCACCGTGAAAATAAAATCGCGGAAGCATTAGCAACTGTCCTTATTCAACGTGCGTTAACAGAAGATGGGAAAAAAATGTTTGTCGGTGCAGACAAATTTGACATGATGAATTCAATCGACCCAGATGTTGTTACACGTATGGCTACACACATTCTTAATGTAGAACCTACAGCGGAGAATGTAGCAAAAAACTAAGTGCCGATGTTGACACATATTTCCTGTATCAACTAGCAGAACTACTGCACAAGTCTGTTAACGAGATTATGGAGATGTCAGCATCGGAATTTATTGGATGGGCTGAGTATTTTAAGTTGAAAGAAAAACGGAGTAAGCGAAATGGCAAACACAAGTATTGAAATTGAAATTAAAGCCCTCGACAAAGCAACCAGTAAATTAAACTCAATATCTAATTCAATGACTCCACTGAATAAAAAGGTGGGGAAACTAGATAAACAGTTTGACAAGGTTGACAAGTCAATCAAAAAAACAAGTGGGTCTTTTAGAGGATTGAAAGGTCTACTAGCAGGAGCCATCACAATAGGTGGTCTTACTGCATTTACGAAATCAGTTGTTGAAGCAAGTTCTCGTGCAGAGGATTTGAAAACAACACTTGATACCGTTACTGGTTCAGCAAAAGCAGGCGATGATGCATTTAAGTTTATTAATGACTTTGCAACAAGAACTCCTTTTGATATCGAAACACTAACAGAGACATTCATCAAACTAAAGTCATCGGGTATTGAACCAACCGAAGAACTTTTAACATCGTTTGGTGATATGGCGTCTGTTACTACTGACCGAATAGGGTCATTGAATGCTGTTACAGATTTGTTTTCAAGAACTACATCGGGCGGTTTAGGACTAGAAGAACTAAACCGTCTCGCTGATAGAGGTATTCCAGTCTTTAAAATCTTAGGAGATGAACTAGGATTAGCAAGATTAGAAATCTCTGAGTTTGGTAAATCAGCAGAAGGTGCCGCTAAGATTAAAGATGCACTACTTAAAGGACTCGATGAGAACTTTGGTGGTGGTATGGAAAAAGCATCTAAGAACTTATCAGTATCTCTTTCTAACTTAGGTATCGCAGGTAACAATGCCTTAATCGCCGTTGGTGAAGGTGGTCTTTCAGATGCACTTAACTCAGCCGCACAACGTATGACAGACTTTATTACGAACAATGAAGACTTAGCAATGGCACTTGGTGAGAAACTAGGACAAGCTGTTACATTTGTTGTAGATGGTATCGCATCACTATCAAGTGGTATGGAAAAAGCATCTCCAATATTTGAACTACTAGGAACTATCTTTAATGATATTCTTGTCCCAGCATTTAAGATGGCATTTGATATATTAATCAAAGTTGCAGAAGCATTATCCCCACTAGCAGAAACAATCGCACCATTGGCACAATCAGCATTTGAAGGCATAGCAAACGTTATGACTGATGTTGTTATACCAACGTTTGAATTAGTTATTGGAACAATCGGGAAAGTTATTGACAAGATACAAAGCATGATTGATTTCATCGGTAGTGGTATCGGTAAAGTCAAAGAGTTTGGTGGTGCAGTAAGTGATAAAGTTACAGGTGGCTTCACAAAAGCCGGAGACGCAATCGGTGGTTGGGTTGATGGTGGTAAAGCTAAGTTAAATGATTTCTATGACTTTGCAGTAGGTAATTCTATTATCCCAGACTTAGTTGCAGATATCGGTAAAGTAATGGATCAACTACCAAAGAAGATGGTTAATCCAATATCAAAAGCAGTCGAAAACTCAAAGATGGAGTTCAATGAATTACCAGTAGGACTTAATCCAAACAAACTAGTAGACCCAGTTACAGGTGCTGGTGCAGGCGTAGGTGCGTTAGCCTCAAATGCTCTAACATCAAATTCAGCGGTGAACTTCAACATAAGTGGAGTAAACGCAGGTTCGTCAACTGGTCAGTTTCAATCATCACAAATGAGACAATACATTGAAGGTATTGCTCTACAAACAGCACATACAGTTCTTAGACAGAACACACGCTTTGGAGGGTTAGTATAATGTCAGCGTTACCGTTTCAAGATGGCTTATCAGTTTCAACAAATTATTCAGCACAACCGTTTCACAGACTAGTAGAGTTTGGTGACGGTTACATACAAAGAACACCATTAGGTATTAATCATCAGCGTAGAACAATAAGTGTTCAGCATGACAATCTATCACAATCAAATGCAAACACACTAGTTTTATTTTATGAAGCAAGATTACAAGATGCTGGTCACATAGATATATCAGCAAACGAATTATTAAGAACAGCAGGCAAATTCTACTTAGAAAGTTTTGATGTTCAAATGGCAGACCATGATAAAAGAACAGTTACAGCAAGTATGATAGAGGTATTTGATTTATGAGTTCTACTCCACAAATACAAGCACAGAAACTTGCCACAGAAGCTATTGGACAACTCATGGAGTTTGACTTTCGTGCAATCGGTGGATCTAATAGAGTATACGTTGCAAACACACAAGAGAACGAAGGTTCAGGCAATGCTAACTTAGATATTACATGGGATGGTGCAGAAAGAACGTTTCAACACATAGATTTCTCTCTAAGCAATCTACGTTCAGACTTAACAGGTCAAGTTGCAGAACCAACACTAAAGATAGCGGCTCATGATTTATTTGCAATAAGTGATTGGGCAACGGCAACAGCAAACTTTACAATGATGGACTATCGTGGCTTAAAAGTAAAACGTATGAGATTGTTTTTTAACACACCAACACTTATTGATCCGCAAACATACTTTGTAAAATCAGTAGATGAACTATCAGCCGAACAAATGGTTTTTACACTTACTGCTTCACTGGGAACAGAGAACGGTAATAAACCAAGTGCAAGAAAGTTGGAGATATAATATGAAGATGTTTAATTTTAACTTAGACAATTTTGTAAAAACTAAGTTACTACAACAGATACAACAATCTCAAATAGGCAACTTCGTAAAACAAAAAGGCGCACCAGCAATAATCTCTACTATCATTAAGATGATAATAGGAGAAAAAACAAAAGTTAACGAAGGCATAGACATGGGTCAACAAGTCGATGCAGGTGTTATTCCGATTGTTTATGGTCATGTAGGAATGTCAAATACACAGTTTGACAAAGGACAAAAGCCAAGCGATATAGATGCAGAAAAAGTTACACAAGAAGTTAGAATACCTATATCAGAAGGTTCTATCATAGGTGTAGCAAAAAGAACAAATGATAATAACGTAACATTCTTTACAGGTGATACTACAGAACATCTAAAACAAGTTGTTATCAATGATTCATTTGTTATCGATCCAAATACAAGTGTAGCAAACTTCAAAGACATTAAATTCGAAATATCAAAAGGTGATGGAACAAGTAGCAAACAGACTGCAACAATAACAGATTTCAATCCATTACTTGTAGAAGAAGCAGATGGTGTAAAGATTGAAGCAGTAGATGATCCAACTAATCAAAAACTATTAAATGACTTGGGTGATGTTACAGCCGCTAAAGGCGAGAACTATGTTCTTTTCTGGAACAATGATACAGGTCAATGGGAAGCTAAATCATTTAACTCACTACTTAATGAAACAGGTGCTACTTATGATGGTGGCGCAGGTGGAACAGGCGGAACAGGTGGGACAGCAGGTGACGGTGGAACAGGCGGAACAGGTGGCG